TTTTCTGATATCTCCATGAACGGTCATGACTCGGTTCAAGACTTCTGTGAATCGTCTGCGTTGGTTGGCGTTGGGGTGGAGCAGCCTAGGTTGGTTACGCCGACTGGGGCGTTTGGTTCTTACTCGGCTTTGGTGGGGGCTTGGTCGGAGGCGCATCTTGGTCGGACGTTGTTTCCGTGGCAGTTGACGGCATTGTCTGGAGCTTTGGAACATCATGAGGATGGTTCGTTTGTTTCTAGTACTGCACTGATTAGTACCGGGCGTCAGAACGGCAAGACCACGATGCTTTCGGCGCTGGTTGGGTTTTGTCTTACGGAACTTCCGCGGATTTGGGGCAGGCCCGTTCGGATTATGTCGACGGCTCATGAACTTGGTTTGGCGACTGAAGTGTTTGAGGATTTGCGCGAAGTCTTTGAGCTGCTTGAGGAATCAGGTTTGGCAAAAGTGACGTGGGCTTACGGCAGGCATCAGGTCAAGATGGTCGACGGGTCGGTTTACAAAGTCAACTCGGCGACAGGTAAAAAGCATGGTGGCACTTGGGACATTCTGATTGTTGACGAACTGTGGGCTATCAGTGAGGCAACTTACTTTGGCGCGTTGAAGCCTTCTCAGATTGCTGTGCCTTCTCCGCTGGCCTTCCTTGTTTCTACTGCTGGCGATGAGTCTTCTAGGGCGTTTCTTAAATTGCGAGAACAAGCTCTTGGCGTTATTGACTCGGGCGAACGCTCTGATTTGTTTATGGCAGAGTGGAGCCTTGAGAGCGGCGTGTCACCTGATGACCAAAAATATTGGGGGCAAGCCAACCCATCGTTGGGTAGAACTATCACCCTTAAAGGTTTACAAGCTGCAGCAGAATCACCTGACCGTTCCCAGTTTCTAAGGGCGCACTGCAATCTTTGGGTCGCGGCTGCTAACTCTTGGATTAACCCGGGCGAATGGGCGAAGCGTTATACCACAAACCAAGAACTAGTTGGTGTCAATTCGGTGTTGGCTGTGGACAGTTCTGTGGATGATTCTAAGTACGTCGGCATTCTTTGTGGCCTGAACAGTGACGGCGACATTGTTGCCAGCGTCGCTTTTACTTGCGAAACCAACCGCCAGATGTGGCGACACATTGAGAAATTGATGGAGGACGACCCGAAATTGAAGTTGGCTATCACCCCGACGCTTGACCTTCACACTCCAGAGCCGTTAATCCGTCGGCGCACTTTGTGGGGCTACGCGGAAATGATTAAGTACACGGGTCTTGTGAAATCCATGATTACTGAGGGCAGGCTCCTGCACACTGGCGAAGAGATGCTGGCAGAGCATGTCAACCGCGCAACCCTTGTCAGAGCCAACGGTGCTGTCGTTCTCAGTTCACAAAAATCACCCGGGCCAATCGAATGTGCTCGGTGTCTTGTCGCAGCTGCTTCGCTGGTGTCTCGCCCGGGTCAATCTGGTCGGGCAATGATGGGTTCAGCAAGGTAGTTGCAAATGCAACAAGTTTGTGTAAGACTCCGCGCGTGGGATTCTTTACTCCAAAAGTTACAACGGCACAGATTAGTTCGCCGTCCGTAAAAGCAGCCGCAGGCGCTGGAGCAGCCCAAATAAACGACTTCCTTGCTTATACCACAGGCGCTGCCGAACAGCGAGCATTACAAAACCCAACAGTTTCACGTTCCAAAGACTTGCTGGCCTCAATGATTGGCTGCCTTGAAATGCGCCACTATTCAAAGCAGTGGACAGGCGAACGGTACGAAGAAATCTATCTACCTCTCGAGCCTTGGATGGAACAACCCGACCCGAAAGTCACCCGAAACTTCTTTTACTCAAATATTTTTGCAGATTTGTTTTTTCACGGAAGAGCTTTTGCTTTTGTAACTTCGCGCTACTCAACTGGACTGCCAGCATCCTTTACTTGGCTACCTGCAGCAATGGTCACCACGCCTAACCAGTCAGGCCCACAATGGTTTGGCCCTTCTGACGTTATTGAATTCAACGGCATTGAAATTGGCGACCCAAACGACGTCATCCAGTTCTTATCTCCCATTCAAGGCTTGCTCTACCAAGGCGCTCGCGCATTATCAATCGCAACTCACCTTGACCAAGCAGCCGACCGCTACGCAACTCTTGAAACTGTGCCGGGCTATCTCCAGCAAAAGGGTGGCGAAACCCTTGACTCTGACAGTCTTTCCGAAATCGCAGCTGCATGGTCAGCAATGCGACGCCAAAACGCCATTGGCGCGTTAAATGATTATGTTGAATTCAAAGAGTTCAGCGTTTCCCCAGCAGAAGTAGTCGCCGAACAGCGCAAATATCAATCGCTCGAAATCGCCAGAGTTTCTAACATCCCTGCATACCTTGTATCGGCACCACAAGAAGGTTCAGGCCTGACCTACACAAACGTTCAGGACTCAAACCGCCAGTTGTACCTTTACGGCGCAAAGCCATTTATTGAATGCATCCAACAGACACTTTCGGCCTCCAATGTTTTGCCAAGAAATCGGTTCGTAAAATTTGACATTGAAAATTATTTAGAAGAAGAAATGCACGACGTCATGGTTGAACCATACGTTGACATCTCAGAAGAAAGCCCATCATGATTCATTTTGTAAATGTTCCCATCACCCTTGACGCATCCGCTGGTGAAGACGCACCTAAAACGATTACCGGTATCGCAGTCCCTTGGGCACCAGTATCGGCAACCGTTATGGACGGCACCAAAGTTTCTTTTGCTCGTGGCGCTTTTGACCTTGACATGAAAAGCCCAAAGTTGCTCGAAAATCACGACATGAGCCAACTTCGCGGCGTTGTGTCATCGCTCGCTGATATGCCAGAAGGTTTAGGATTCACGGCCACCTTCGCAAAGACGGGCGCAGCCGCTGACGCTATTGAACTCGTAAAAGCAGGCGCTTACGACTCAGTGAGCGTCGGCGCTGTACCTACAAAGTTTAAGTACGACAAAAACGGCGTCATGGTCGTTTCAAAGGCCGACCTAGTCGAAATCAGCCTTGTCGCACAACCAGCATTTAAAGATGCTGTCATCACAGAAATCGCTGCATCTGAACCTGATGCAACCGAACCCACCCCAACAGATTCCGAGGAGGAACCAGAAGTGGCAACACAAGAAAACCCAGTGGTTGAGGCCGAGGCTCCAATCATTCCAACAACACCCATTTACGCAACCGCACGACGTGAAGTAAAACTTCCAACCGCTGTTGAGTACCTTTCAGCAGCCATTTCAGGTGGCGACCAGTGGCGCGGAATGAGCGATGCACTTCGTGCAGCTGCACCAGACATCGTCACAACCGACACTCCGGGACTTTTGCCAACACCAATCATCTCACCTGTTTACAACAACTTCATTGGTCGTCGCCCAGTAGTTGACGCAGTTGGTGTACGCGCACTCCCTGCTGGTGGCAAGGTCTTCATTCGCCCTGAGGTGACGACTCATGTGACTATTGGCGCAAGTATTGCTGAACAGTCACCATCGCAAGGCACCCTCGTTGTTTTCAACAACCAAGTCACCAAGCAAATTTTTGGTGGATATGTGAATATCAGCGAAGCCGATATCGACTGGTCAGACCCTGCAATCTTGTCAGTCGTTCTTGACGACATGGGTCGTATCTACGCCAACGCAACCGACAACTACGCAGCCGACACGCTTGCGTCAGGTGCATCAGTTACACGCGCATTCGCAAACGCATCATTTGCTGACCCTTCATACTGGACAGGCTGGGTCGGTGGCGCAGCCTCCACAATCCTCAGTTCGTCAAACGGAAACCTTCCGGGCCACTTGTTTGTCAGCGCTGATATCTGGGAAGGCCTTCTTGCCTTGTCCGACACCACAAAGCGTCCTTTGTTCCCACAAGTTGGGCCAATGAACGCAGTTGGTGACCTTGGTGTAAACCAGTACGGCGGAAACGCTTTTGGTTTGTCTGTTGTTGTTGACCGCAACTTTGCAGCTGGAACGCTCATCATCGGTGACGCGACAGGCTACGAACTGTTCGAGCAGCAAAAAGGGGCCATAAGTATCGACTCACCATCGACGCTCTCACGTACACTGGCGTTCAGGGGCTACTTTGCAGCGCTAATGATTGACAACACCAAGTTTGTCAAGGCTGCATTCGCTTAATTTAAGCGAACTAGAAAGACTGCAAGACCATGGCTGTTTACAACCTCGCATTTCATACGAGACTAGACAACTATGCCATCATGCAGACTTTCGTTGACACAGACATTCAGTCACAAGACTCGGTAGTTATCGCAGGAGCCGCTCACAACTTCAACGGCACACACACTGTGGTTTCTACCGAGCCTTACGACTTCATTGGCGTTTCAGACGAAGGCGACCTGCTTTTTGACTATGACGTCATCATGGAAAACCAGTTCATATATGTAAGTTCAGGCGACAACCTTGAACGAAGCGTTGCCACTGGAACTGTCACTTATACGCCTACTTGCTCGTGGATTACTTCAAGCGATGTCACTAGTTGGCTCGGCATTGAGGTCGCTACCGCTAATGACACCGCATTCATCGCTGTATGCGTCTCTGCGGCTAACGCGTGGGCGTTCCGCAAGCGTAGAGAGGCTGGCTACACAGACAGCCTTACAACGGCTCCTGACGGCGCAGCGAAATTGGGAACAGTGCAGTATGCAGCAACTCAATATCGTTCCCGTGGCGCTGTGGACGGATACGCCTCGTTTGACTCAATGAGCATGGGAACACCAACCATGTCCCTTGGCCAGATTATGCAGCTGCTTGGTTGCGGAAGGCCACAGGTCGCGTAATGGCCGCAACAGGAATTCTTGCTGAAGCAGTAACAGCCGTAAAAACCCAACTGACGACTTTGGGCCTTAAACCAGTTACCGACCCGCGGAACGCCCGACCACTCTCAGTAATGATTGAATTGCCAACGCTGGACGTCTTTACATACAACGTGGGCGATATTCGACTTGTCATTCGTGTCCTTGCTGGCCCACCGGGCAACCAAGACTCGGGCGACTATCTCATGACCACTGTTGACACCATTATGAACTCACCAATCGCCATAGTTGACGGAAGGCCTTCACTCGCTACTTACGGCGAACAGATGCTTCCTTGCTATGACATGACCGTTGCCGTAGCAGTACGGCGCAACTAACAAAAAGGAGCCACCAATGGCAACAACAACATTCCTATCCAACGCAACTATCAGCATTACTCAAGGCGCTACAACCACCGACATGAGCGACCAAGCCAACGCGGTCACTTTGACCATCGGTCAGGACTCACTTGAGTCGACCGCCTTTGGCGATACTGGACATCGTTTCACAGGCGGCCTCCAAATGGTTGACGTATCAGTCACCTTCTTTCTCAGCTACGGCGCTGGCGAAGTTGAAACCGTTCTTGCTTCATGTGTAGGAACTGGAACGACCACTTTGACCATCTCGCCATCAGGCGCTACAGAGTCTGCCAGTAATCCAGAATACGTCATTAGTAATTTAATGATTTCCTCGTTTACCCCGATTAACTCAACCGTGGGCGAATTAGCCACCGTCGAATTGGTCGGTACCGGGGGAACTTGGGTTCGCGACATCACCGCACCATAAACAGAAAACAACACAATGCAACTTACGCTCAAGGTCACAACCGACCAAACCACATACGAAGTTAAAACCAACCTTTATGTCATCATCGCTTGGGAACGAAAGTTCAAACAAAAAGCCTCCAACCTTGCCACTGGCGTAGGACTTGAAGACTTGGCGTTCATGGCTTTCGAATCCTGCAAAGTCCACGGCATTTCAGTACCAGCAATCTTTGACGATTACGTCAAGAAACTGGTTGCTATTGAGGTTGTATCGGACGAACCCACAAACCCCACCGACGAGGCACCTACTCCCGTTCTTTAGCAGAATTGCTAGTTGAGACGGGGTGGTGGCCTCCACAAATACCCTTTGAAATGCAAGACATGAACACAGTCATTGACGTCATAAATAAAGCAAGGCGCAAATGACAGCGACAGCAAAAGTAGAAGTAGTCGGAGCCAAGGAAGCCATTAAAGCCCTAGGCAAAATTGACAAAGACCTTCGCAAGCAGTTTAATGCCGACGTTAAACAAATTGCGCAGCCGTTAGTTTCTTTGGCTGGCTCTCGTTATCCAGATACTCCCTTGTCCGGAATGAGTCGCAATTGGACACAAGGCAACAAGAAAATCTTTCCCTACACAAAAGCCAAAGCCGTAAAAGGTCTAAAGGTTAAGTTTTCTACTCGACGCAACGATGCCAATGTCATCTATGTGACTCAGTCTGATGCTGGCGCTGTGGTGCTTGAAACTGCTGGTCGTGGCAAGACAACTATTCTTTCGGAGAACCTTCGAGCAAGAACTAATCGCATTCTTTGGCCATCAGCCGAACAAGCATTGCCTTCCATACAAGCGGAACTTCGAGCGCTAGTGTTGCGCGTAATTACTAAGGTAAATCAGGAGTTGAAGTAATGGCTGTAAACATTCCCATCATCAGCGAATTTGACGGCTCTGGTATTAAGAAAGCCATCTCTCAGTTCAAGGACTTAGAAACAAACGGGCAAAAGGCTCAGTTCGCTATCAAAAAGGCTGCTGTCCCAGCGGCTGCTGCACTTGTTGGTTTGGGCGCTGCACTCTTTGACGCCACCAAGGGCGCTATCGAAGATGACGCTGCACAAAAAAAACTTGCCCTTCAGTTAATGAACAGCGCTGGCGCTACTGATGCCCAGATTGCAGCAACCGAAACGTGGATATCAACCCAAGGCACAGCGCTTGGCGTCACAGATGATGACCTTCGTCCTGCTCTTGCTCGATTGGTTAGCCAGACCCATGACGTCACCAAGGCCCAAGAACTTGCTTCACTTGCTATGGATGTCTCTGCTGGTACTGGCAAAAGCCTAGGCGTCGTCACCGAGGCTTTAGCCAAGGCTGCTGGAGGCTCTACAACTGCTCTAGCAAAACTGTCACCAGAACTCAAGCAGATGGCAAAAGACGGCGCAAGCGCAGACGAAATGATGGCCGTCCTTTCTGGCACTTTTATGGATCAGGCAACCGTTGCTGCCGACAGTGCGCAAGGACAATTCAAGCGTCTTGGCATTGCCCT